GGTAACGCGCGACCTCGATTTATTTCTAGAGACAGAAAAATGTAATGTAATTTTATAACATTCCGGCAAATGTTGCGCAGATTGCCGTTATCAGCTACAAAAGCCCTGTGATCATCGCAACTGATGCTGGGCAGGAGGTCCACATGGCTTTTCAATTTTCAATCGCTGCCCGCAACGCAGCACTCGACTCCATCGAAACTGCCATTGGCGTTTCGCCGACGCTTGAAATCCGCAGCGGCACCGTTCCTGCAAGCTGCGCTGCCGCTGACAGCGGAACCGTGCTTGCAACGATGGCTTTGCCTTCGGATTGGCTTGCCGCTGCTTCGGCCGGTGTGAAATCTCTGTCCGGCACTTGGCAGGATATTTCCGCTGATGCCACCGGCACTGCCGGTCACTTCCGCATTAAGGCCAGCACGACTTGCCACATTCAGGGCACGATCACGATCACTGCCGGTGGCGGCGACATGACGCTGGACAACACCAGCATCGCAACCGGCCAGCAGATTACCATCACTGCGTTCAGCATCACTGCCGGTGGCGCATAATTACGACTTGGGCCGCCAACCGTAAACGCTACGGTTGGCGGACATTAATCTGTTCGACTATGGGAACCGCAGCCTGACACGAACGATTGGACAGTAAATGCTGGGTTTCGCCCCATTAGCCTCAGTCACTCTTGGCGATGACGGTGAGACCCTTCCGTCCATTAACGGCGCTGCATCCGGCAGTATCGCTCTAACCGGTTCGTCCACCACCGGCGTGCTAGTGCGCGGCACCGCCACGGGCAGCATTGCCCTGACCGGATCGGCTGCGGCCAAAGCACGAGTTGCCGGTTCAGCGCCGGGCGCTCTGCCGTTGACGGGTTCGACCTCGGGCGTCGTGCGCGTGAGCGGCACCGCAGCGGGAACTCTGCCCCTTACCGGTTCGTCCACCGCCCGGGTGCTGGTGCGCGGGGCCGCCACAGGTAGCATAGACTTGACGGGCACATCGGCTGGTGCGGTGCGCATCGTCGGTGCCGCCACAGGCAGCATTGCCCTGACCGGCTCGGCCTCGGCTAAAGCACGAGTTGCCGGTTCAGCGCCGGGCGCTTTGCCATTTACCGGTTCGACCTCTGGAACGGTTTTGATCGAAGGTATCGCCCCGGATTCCATGCCGCTCGGAGGCTCGGCCTCGGCCACTGTGGCCATCGCTGGTGCCATCGCTGGCACTCTGCCCCTTACCGGTTCGTCCACCGCCCGTGTGCTGGTGCGCGGGGCCGCCACGGGCAGCATAGACTTGACCGGTTCGTCCACCGCCGCTGCGTTGGTGCGTGCGACAGCTTCGGGAAGCATTGACCTGACCGGATCGGCTTCGGCGAAAGCAAGGGTTGCCGGTTCAGCGCCGGGCGCTCTACCGTTGACCGGTTCGACATCGGGCGTCGTGCGCGTGCGCGGGACCGTGGCGGGCGATTTGCCGCTGACCGGAGCGTCCACTGCCGCAGTGCGAGTGCTTGCCGCTGCGTCTGGTAGCATTGCGCTGACCGGCGCGGCTTCCGGCGCGGTGTTGATCGAAGGCGTTGCGCCCGATTCCATGCCGCTGGGTGGTTCCGCATCGGGTGGAGTGCGCATTGCGGCCACAGCCTCTGGCGCTCTGCCGTTGACCGGTTCCACCTCGGGCGTCGTGCGCGTGCGCGGCACCGCAGCAGGCACTCTACCTCTGACGGGTTCGACATCGGGCGGTGTGGCCATCGTCGGCGCTGCATCGGGCAGTATGGACCTGACCGGTGCCGCTTCCGGCGCGGTGCTGATTGAAGGTGTCGCCCCGGATTCTATGCCGCTCGGTGGTTCCGCATCGGGTGGAGTGCGCATTGCGGCCACAGCTTCTGGCGCTCTGCCGCTGGCTGGCTCGGCCTCGGCGAAAGCGCGCGTTGCGGCCACAGCCTCTGGCGCTTTGCCGTTGACCGGTTCCACCTCGGGCGTCGTGCGCGTGCGCGGCACCGCAGCAGGCACTCTACCTATAACCGGCTCTGCATCGGGTAAGGTGCTGATCATCGGTATCGCGCCCGATTCAATGCCGCTTGAAGGATCTGGCGCTGGTAAAGTGCGCGTGCTTGCCGCAGCATCGGGCAGCATTTCCCTGAGCGGGTCCGCGTTGGCCGCTGTTCGTATTCGCGCAGCCGCTCAAGGTTTGATTGCGCTGACAGGCACAGCAACCGGTTTGCGAACCTCGCCAAGCCGCATCCTGCGTCTTGGGCAGGAGACCGAATCAACCGTGATGCTTTTCTCCGGTGCAGCGGTGGATGTTTTGCTCTATACCGGTGGCGAAACGGATGTGGCGCTTTCTTCCGGCACGGCAACTGGTGTGCTATTGTCGGGTGGTGGAGAAACGTCAGTCAAACTGATGCAAGGGGCGTGACATGTCGAAATTCATCATCAAGCGCAACGACACCGCTCCGGTATTGGAAGCGAGACTGTTGGGTAAAACTCAGCAACCGGTCGGTATCGTGGGCGCAACTGTCGTTTTTAACATGCGCAACGCCACCGGCGGTGTGGTCATCAATCGGGCCGCAGTGGTCGTCGTTGACGACGATGCCGGGATTGTAAGATACCCGTGGATTGCTGCCGACACGGCCCGGAGCGGCACCTATCAGGCTGAATTTGAAGTGACTTTTGCTGATGGCAAAATCGAGACTTTTCCGAAATCGGAAAGTCCGGCTTTGAACTTCATCACCGTCATCGTGTCCGAAGATGTCGCATAAACTGATCGAACACACCGACGGCAAGGTCTATATCAGCGCCGATGCGGCAGCGATCTTGTGCGGCACGACCAAGGTCACGCTGATCAACTGGCGCAACATGGAACATCCAGTCCCGTATCACGAGGAACTGAAAGCCTATCCATTGGCCGAACTGGGGCAATGGATTCGCAGCGAACTCATTTTCAAGAAGGGCAAGGGTGGCGCATATCCTTGGTTGCCCGATATGTCCCGAATCCCGGGCCGCGCCACGATGCCCACAGTTGGAAAACAGCCCGTCCGCATTGACAAACACGACGCCGACATCCGCCTGAAAACGCTTCAAGCCGACAAAGTAGAAATGGAGTTGCAACAGGCCGCCGGTGAATTGATCCCTGTTGTGGATGTGACGCACGCTCTCACCAATATGGTCATGCGCGTGAAGACGCGATTGCTCAAAATCCCCACAGCCATTGCTCCGCTTGTCGTGGGCATGAGCGACGTATATGGTGTTCAGGAACGCCTCGAAGATGGTGTCCGTGAAGCACTGGACGAACTGTCGGAAGATTGGCGCGACGGCCAAGACGCAATGAATGAGGAAGAATAATGGAACTTCTGAATACAATCATGCAGTGGGTCGTGGCCCCGGTCGCACTTTTCGTGTTCTGGATTTATCGCACCCAACAGGACCATGCGACAAAGTTGGCCGTCCTCGAAGCCGTTTCCGAGGCAAACAAGACCGCGCATGATCGGGAGTTCAAGCAACTGCAAGACAGTTTTAAGGCGGTGTTTGCCAAACTGGATGACATTGAAAGGGCATTGCGCAAATGAGACTGGCACTCATTCTCTTGGTGGCGGGTTGTGGCCCTGTCACCGTATCATCTGTGGCTTACACGACGGCCTGCCCGAAAGGTGACAGCCAATGCGAAATTCGTCAGAACGCAGAAACCTTATACTACATGGCACACGGGGACGCGGCCAACGAACTGCTATGCTCTGGCGACACGCGGGACGTTATGGGAGCCTTGTGCTCTGTCTACTGACGGCCACGGCCAACGCCCAAGTCACGGGCGATCTGAACACCAACTCCGGCAACACCAACTCGACCATCGGCTCGAACAACAACGACAGCACCACCAACTATAATGGTGCCGGATCTGCGCCGTTTTCCACACCTGTCCCGACCGCCGCCGCGCCGACGGTTATGGGTGGCGGCGGCAACGATAGCTGCCTCATTCCGGTGCAACAGGCTTTTCAAATCAGCATCTTCGGTCGCGCCGAGGGCAAGATGATGCAAGACCCCGAGTGTGGCAGGATCAAAAAGGCAAGACTGCTTGGACTGCCTCAAGAAGCTGGCGGTCTCGGCCTGCAAGTCTCTGGGATTTCTGTGATGTGCAGCAGCCCCGATGTATTCAAAGCCATGGCCTTGGCAAGCACGCCCTGCCCCATTTATTCTATCGCCACAGGCAAGTTGCTGGTCGGTCGCGAAGGGTATCTCGCAATGCGTGACGACCCCTATACTTATGTGATAGGTTACGCCGAAGATCAGGTGTTTTGGGACGCCTTCCTACTTATGCACGAGGAGTTGCCAGATGTCGTTGCTCAAGAAAACAGTGGCCCTACTTTGTCTGAGCGTTTCCGCCGCTCACGCCGATCAGACGATGACGGGTCTGAATCAGTCAGCCCAGACAATCCTTGACCAGCTTGCAGCTTCGCAAAGCCTCACGGCTGGCGCGATCTACAGCGCAAGCAACGGCGACATCCTTGCGCCGGGTGTCATGCAAGACGCCACAATCACCGAACAGATGCGACTTGATTACAACGCCGATGTTCAGGGGGTGATCGACGCAACATACTATAACGCCGAGATGTTGTTTCAGGATCAATACACCACAACAATGGCAAATCTCGATACGGCTGTCGATCAGCTTGTTACCGCTGCTACAGTTCTAGCCGAGGCGCAAGCTGTGGCCAACATGGCAGCCAACGCCGACACGGTGCAGGAGCAACTTGCTGTGCAGGCCGTCTTGACCAACAACGACATGACCATCACGGCGGCTGACGTGAGCAACTACAACAACGCTCTTGGCGCTGTGCAGTCCTACGCCCGCGATGCTGGTGCCTTCTTGGCCGCGTCCCGCAACACGACCATGACCGGGACGGTGGATGCCTACGCGGCCAACAGCGGCACCAGCCTCTACGGCGCAACTGTGGCCTACTCTGCCACGGCTGACATCATGAACATCTCTGCCGCCAACGCTTTCGGCATCGGCCTGCAAGGGCTGCTACAGGCCAACACTGTGTCGGTCGAAGATGTCTATGCTGCCGGGTATGGCTCGTGAGCGAAGAAGCTGAAACCAACGGCCTGCGGATCGCTGGCTTTGACGTAAAGGGCTGGTGGCTTGCCGCCGCCCTGCCCGTATTGTCTGGTATCAGCGGAACGATCTACTATGCTTATGACGTGGTGAACCGTTTCTGGGCTGTTGAGGAGAGCGTGGATGGGGTCTTGGGCGTTGAGAGCCGAGTGCAAACTCTGGAACAAGCGATACAGGACAATGACGTGCGTGGGCTTGCACCGAAGCTGTCGGCAATCTCGACCCAGATGGGGACGATCCTTGAGCAACAGAAAGAACTGATGGACCTGCGCTCTATGGTAGAGAAATCGGACAGCGTGACCTCTGGTCTGCAAGGCAAGCTGGAAAAATACGACGCTGAAATCGAAGACTTGTGGAAGGCCATGGACGACCTAGTGAGGAATCCGATGCGATGATTAAACTTGAGAACTTCGTCTGGCTGGGCTTCATTGCCGCAATCGCGGGAATTTTCTATCTCTCTGGAGACGGATTTTATCGCTACCCGTGCATGGACCCACAAAATTGGGCTGCGGTTGAATGCACACCGCCCATTTGCACCCGCACAAGAATGTGCGCCACTGACCTGACAGGAGCCTCGCAATGAGCAAGAACGATCCAGATATGATGGAAGCCAAGCTGCGGTATTTCATCGGCTGCGCCTTAGTGGTGATTTTGGCTGGCACCATCTTCACCATCCTATACTCGCTGGTTTTTGTGACGCAGCCTCTCGGCGAGTCGAGCGAGAACGACCGAAAATTCTTCGAATTGCTGACACCCATCGCCTCATTCATCGTTGGTGCGCTCGGTGGTGTGATGGCCGCAGGGAACAACCGCAACAAGGGTGGCAATGATGAACCGCCCGCCCCACAGGAGTATCGGGAATGATCGGACGCATCGTTGGAATGCTTGTTGGTCGCAAGCTGAAAGAGAAGGCCGTGGATGCCGTGTTGGACAAGGTGAACCTGCCTGATCCGGTTGAGAACGCGATCAAGGTCGCAGCCACTGGCAACGTCGGTGATTTGCTCGGCGATATGGGCAAGAACGTGGCACAGGAAGCTGTGCTTGGGGCCGTCATCAAGAAAGGCAAAAAGAAATGAGCCTGCTAACCAAAGAAAAGATTGTCCACCTCTTGCACGGCAACCCCGAGGCAGAAGCATGGGCCGAAGCCGCGATGGAGATTCTGCCGAAGTATGAGGTGACGACCGCAAATCGGATTGCTGGCTTTTTCGCTCAGACGGGCCATGAGAGCCAATCGCTAAAAGTGCTTGAAGAAAATCTGTTCTACCGGGCCGAGACGCTCGACAAGATTTTCCCGAAATACTTTAAGAACGCCGGGCGCAACGCGGCAGAATATGCCAAACAGCCACAGAAGATTGCGAACATTGTTTACGCAAACCGCATGGGCAACGGCGATGCGGCCAGTAACGACGGTTACAATTTTCGCGGCAGGGGACCGATCCAACTCACGGGCCGTGAAAATTATACCAACTTCGGCAAGACCGTTGGCCTGACGGCAGAACAGGTGATTGATTACATCCAGACCAAAAAGGGCGCTTTGGAGTCGGCTTGCTGGTATTGGAAAAGTCGCAATCTTAACGCGGCCTGTGACGCCAACGACATCGTGAAGATGACCAAACTCATCAACGGTGGCACCATTGGATTGGAAGACCGCCAGAAGCACTATAACGAGGCTCTGGCTATCCTTGGCGGGGCAACCCCGGCTGCCGCCCACGCACCCTCTGGCGGCGTCCTGCGTCGTGGATCGAAAGGTGACGAAGTGAAGAAGATGCAGGCCAAGCTGGGTCTAGCCGCCGACGGCGACTTTGGCCCCGGCACCGAAGCGGCGCTCAAGAAGTGGCAGGCTGCGAATGGTCTGACGGCTGATGGCGTGGCTGGCCCGAAGACGCTGGACAAGCTGCTAGGGTAACGATCAAACCGATGACGTATCAATTCGCCAGCCCTGTGGACATCATGTCCAGCGTCAT